GATTACTCATGTAAATCTCGTATTCTATAACTTTCTTGCGAGCTTCTTCCGGATCCGCAAAAGCGGATTGAAATCTACGCTTATCCCTTCTAGGGTTGGCGGCATATTTACCCCTTCCGTCCCTATCTTTCTTTGCGATAAGGTGACATGGAATAATCTCGTAATTATGCACCGCCCAAAATACCTGTCGGGCCATGACTAATTCAACTCTATCTTCACATTCATTCCCAGTGCATCGGCCCACTGGTATAGCCTTTTCAGTGTCAGTCCTCCGTGGCCATTCTCTATCTCGCTCAGACGAGCACGCTCCGTGCCCATCAGCTTGGATAGCCCTCCCAAAGAGATGCCCTTCCTCAGGCGCTCCTCTTTTAAACGCTCTACTATATCTTCCATGTCGTATATACACTTTCAATATTCAATTATCTCCGCTTTTTTTACTCTATTTTTGGGAACATAGTAGAAGCTTCCGGCGATCAGTAGCCACCAGGTCTTAAACTGACACCCTGGCGCCATCTTGATGACGGTCCGGCTTGTTCCGTCCTTCAGTTCCACTTTAAGTTTGGCGCCCACCGGCGCATCCTTCAGCGTCGTGTCCTTCTTGTTGGCACGGCACTTCTCGCGCCACTCGATCGCGTACTTGTTATCAGTCGGACTCAACGCATCCAGGACCGACTTGGGGCACTCGCATTTGTAAGGCCCGCACTCTTCGTCCATGAACTTCATTCCGAAGTTGCAGTACCCGGCCCTGTCAATGTGCGTAAGAATAATGGCCGCTCCGACCTTACCGTCATGCGGGCTCTTGACCGCTGCATAGTAAGTCGTGCCTACAACTGCGTCCCTTACTACCTCGTAGCCGTTGCCGATTTGCCTTCTGCAGATAGCCCTTCTATCGTAAGGCGCTACCTCATGATGATAATCCCATCCCATTGCTATTCTCCTTCTTTCATGAATTTGTTTATCCGGTCGTAGACGGCCTGAAAGAACTCGTCATGCACTCCGTCGATGTACCGCAACGGCACCGAGTCGAAATACTTGCTCAGGTCTGATTTCCAGCCGATCACGTCTCCTGCAGTCGAGCATATCCTCCTGCTTACCTCCTGCACGACCCGGCCACATCCTACACCCTTCTGATAAGACTTGCACCTCGGATGTATCATGTCCGGGCACAGCTCGAACAGCAGGTCATTGACTATGCTGAGCACAATCCGGTCGATCGGCTCATTGACATAGACCGTACGGAATTCCCCCGGCGTATCCTTCGGAATCCGTGCCGTGTGTGGCGGAGATATCTGATACCGCCCGTCCTTCATCTGCTGATAGATGTACGCTCGCACCTCAGGCTTGGCAAGCTGATACAGCTGGTCTCGCCGCACATCCTTACCGATACCCTTGGAGATGGCATACGTCCATCGGTCAAGGTCGAAGAACATTGTTAATAACTTGTCTTCCATAATATGTTTTTACTTTATGTATTTCACAATTTCAGATGTCGGTATATACCAGCCGTCATATATCATGCAACGGCCCAACCTTACATCCGGATCATCATCGTACTTTATAAGGCAATCCCCGGACAGCTTCGTGCCAGCCGATGCCCTGCGCCAGCATATTTCTGCAACCATTTTTCTTACCTCCCGTCGATAACTTTCCAATCCACTACGCGAACATCAGTCTCGCCCAGCTTCTGATCAGTGACTGTGAACGCCAGGCCACTAACGACCGTGTCCCCCTTGACATATTCAGGGTTGGCCGCATCTACGTGATACATCACACCATCAATATTCACATCTCCCTCAAACCCTATTTCAAACAATTCCTGCTCCGTAAGCGGTTCTTCATCGAAATACAGGGACTCTACGTATATGTGCCCGTTAAAGCTCAACGTGAGCTCTATTTCATTTATTCCTTTCATGTTAAACCCATTCTATTGAATTATACGTGCAACCTTCAAAGTCGGTGTGCACACCGCGATGTATTTTTGCATGCTCCTTCATGTAATCCCGCTGGTCGCGGAATATCTCCAGAGCCCTCTTCTTGCCTAAAGACTCGGCGTACGGCAATCCATACATTCCCCAGGAACTTGTCTTCTCATCGTAAAAGTCGTACTCGGTCCCGTAGCAGATGCAGGCCATCACCATCTCCCGACACCATAACTCATCTTCCTCCCTGCGCATCTCGTCCGTAAAAAACGGCCACAGCTCGCTAAGACCGCCGTCCTCACCGCGTATCTCAGCGGCTCTCTTTGCCAGGTCTCTTTTGGCCTGTGCAATCATTTTGTCTGTCATAATTCTTCGTCTAAATAGTCCCAGAACAAGGCCGTCTCCAGAAACTCTGTCGTTATGTCTTCCGGAGCCATGCCGTCCTCTATCAGGCCGTTAATGATATGCTCAGGCACCTCCCGGCCGAATGCGTAATACTTTTTTATACCCATATGATTTCGTCAACTACTTCATCGAGATCCAAGCCCAGGAAGTCAACTCCGTTGTCCACACACCACTCCTCGATGGTATCTGATATGTCGTCAAACAACGCATGATTCGCTACCTCCAGCGGACAGTGCATGACACCCATCATACTCAGCGCCAACTGGATGCGCTCCTCATAAAATTCCACATTATCCCGCACATAGGCGGCAATGTCCCTAATTCGCTTTGTCATAATCTTAAACTTTTAGTTCAAACTCAGAACATCTGCACGCATAGGCTTCCGGACGGACAGCATAGAAATATCCCTGCCTGCCGGCGATAGTCTTCGGCTTCAGTTCGCAATGATGGTTAACCCACCACTGGTCCTGCATCGTCAATTTACCCTCATGGCAATGGACGCAATCCGCACACCTCGGGCCGGCATACCTCACCTGCCTCTTGATAATCTGCACTCTACGCCCTTTATCAACAATCTTCGCCCGGCACTCGGGCACGATCTTGTATGTCCCTTCCGTCAGTTCCATGTCGCTACTCTACATAAAAATCCCTGACAAATCCGCCCTTAAACCGAGCACACAGCTCTGCCCATTCAGGCTTTATCAGCTGCTGGCCGTTTCTACTCAGACATACCGGATACAGACCGCCTGGAACATGCGTAAAGCACTCGCCCGGCTCACAGTCTCTATATCCGACCGAAAAGTAAAGGTTTACCGGCTCAACCTGCTCACCCTTATCATTCACATAGTAAAGGTCCCCAACCATTTGAGGACCTGACTTATTCACACCTTCGCACTTATCGAGTAATGCCATAAGCTCTTTTCTATGCTGCTCGAGCATCTCTTCCCATGTACTCATAACTCGTCCGCCTCCTGGATAATTTCCTCTGCTACCATGATACGGTCGCCTGACTCAACAATTCGGAATCCGTCAGCCTTCATGGAAAAGAGGTTCAGTTTACTACTCAGGCTCTTTACCATTTGACTCTCTGCAAGATGCTCGGCCGTTACAGGTTTACCTAAGCGTTTTCTTTTTTGGATGCACCGGGCAGCTGCCTGGAACTGCTCATAAATTCCATATTCCTGCACGTTCAGCAGGTACACGTGAATCAAATCGTTGCGTTCAGAATGCTTATTCGTGTCCATAACTCTCTATTTAAGTAAAAACCTCTCCTTGAACAAATCAAGCTTATTCTCGTTATCAATCTCGTCTGCCTTTTCCTGATACGTGTAATGAGTCCACTCCACCCTGTCCTGTCGTGTCATGATGTTCCCAACAAACTCAGATACGGTCAGCGATATACTCCAGTATGCTTCTTCCGTTCCATACACCTTCAGGTCAGTGAATCCGTTCACTTTGCCACAGAGACTATTCTGTATCTGCTGGAACTCGGCCAGCACTTGCTTTTTTGTCTTCATGTCATTCATTGTTTACTCGGTTATACAATGTAGTCGTGTGCGTGTCCGTTCAACTGCCAGAACCCGCACTTGTTCCTGAATATCCACCGATAAGCCGTTGAAAACTTAATCGGCCTGACTTCATAGTTGTTCCATACGCCCATCAACTCGCGGGCTGCTTGCTTTCTATTCATCACTCAACCCCTCCACCTTCCAGAACCACACCTCACGGTCATCGGTATCGAATTTTTCAGCATCGTTCCGCACGATAACCACGTCGCACGGATGGTTTATATCGAACGGATGAATCTTGCTCGCAGTACACTCCCACACGGTGAGGTATATAGCATCTTTCTCTATTGTTCCAGCCTTGATACGGAAATCGCCGAACGTTTGTTTCAGCCAATCGTTGACCAGACGCGACCCGTCCCAACTTACCAACCCGCCACACTCGGCCAAGCTACTATCTTGGAGCATATTCTTGATTATCTCTATCGCTTTCATAACTCTATGCGTTTATCAATATTTTACTTAGTTCGATATCATCTTCGTTGTTTGTGATTCTATACCACCCGCTTCTCCTTGTAAAAAATTCTCCGGCACATTTTGCTCTTTCCTCAGTAGGTCTTTCCTCAACCCTTGTGATGATGTTCATCTTGTCATAAATGATTGCTGCGTACATATCTCTTTATATTTTTCGTTGTCCTTACGCCTCGCCCTATAATAGCAGACGGCACCAGGTCCCCCCAATGCCGCACGTCACTTACTTCGCCGCCTCCCTCTCCATCCGCTCAAGCTTCCACCCCTCAACATAACTCTCCAGCGGGCCCACGTCGTACCGCTGACACAACCATACGAACCGTATCCGCCCGTATCCCTCGCCGAACCGCAACACCAGGCGGTCCAGCACCAGCTGTAACCTCGCACTACGCATACCTCTCCCCCTCCAGCTGCTCCTGAACCCTCTCCACGTGCTCCCTCCACTGGCGTTCAACATACCTCGGACTGACCAGCCCGACAATCCATAACAATGCCTTCTTCGCCCAGGCTACTCTGCTTCGCCTCAGACGATTCCTGTACCAGTTGTTCATTTCCTATGCTTTTTTCGTCGTTCTCTCTTGCGGTCGATCCTCTCAATCAGCCTCTCCTCATCGTCCGCCCACCGCTGACGGGCCAGCCTGTCGCTCGCCCAGTCATACCTCGTGTATTCCCTGCTCATTCCATCGCCCTTATCAATTCCTCCGGCAAGCCGTCCACGGCCGCCATTATCGCACCCATGCTCCATGACGAGCAGGCGAGCCTCTTCAATATGAGCTGACTCGCCTCGGCCGTCGACACCTTGTGCCCCAGCCAGTCCTTTACTATGTCGTCCATTATCTTAGCTGTTCGCCCATCTGTTCGTACTCGTTGTCAGTCGCCGCACCCCAAAAGTAGCCGTGCATCATGCTGGCCATACAGTACCATTCAATTGATTCGATGTACTCTACCATCTCGACAAGATCGTCCTTGTCCATTCGTCCGCCGTTCTCCTCGGTCCACTTGTCGATAATTCGGTCCATCGTCTCGGCCATCGTCCAAAAGCCGAGTTCGTTATTCTGCCTATAATTTGCAGTCGCTTCATACTTGTTCATGGTTCACTCCATTTTTACCACCGCCCCACCCGTTTACGGGCAGGGCACGCACCGAGCCTGAGGTCTGTTTATACTCGCTCGGTCGAGTGCTGGCTGGGCTTACTTGCTCTCCTTCTCAGCCTTGGAGGCGTTGAGTATCCTCGCCCTGTTCGCCCTGCGGACATAGTCCACCACCTGACCTGCCGTCCATGTGGTCTTAGGCTTGAACTCGCCCTTGCTGGTCGTGCCTATGACCTTGTCCTTGCAGTAGTTCGTGCCGTCGAGGTGCTTGATGATGAATGCGGACGAGAAGTCCTCGATAACCAGTCCGTCGTCCTTCGCGGACTTGATGCTGGATGCGAGTTCCGGGTCCTTCTCCGGCTTGTCCCACACTGCCTTTACTGCCTTTATGGCGTGGTTCATTCCTTTGCCTTCGAGGTTTGCACTGGTTCTGAAAGCCTTTGCGTTTGCTGTTGAGAAATTTACGATTGTTTTCATGATACTAAAATTTTGAGGTTAAACATAAGATTAGCACCCCCCGACAGAATCGGACTGTCGCAGGGTAGCCGTTCGCAACTATCTCTTCGTCTCTTCCAAACCATCGGAAAAGCATGGTAATCACTTTAGTTGCCGTAGCCGTTATTTGTCTTTTTATCTTCTATTCGTTAGTATTCTTGTATGCCGTGTTCGTTCGCGTTCACATACACCGATATATCGGGCTGCACCCTCAACACCATACTAACGCAGAGTTGGGATTTCCGGCACCCAACCGCCTAATAAAAAAGTTTCATCTGTTAGAATCCCCTTTGCAGTGCTCCTGCGTAATCGGATACGTTACGCCCCTACTTAGCAATATTTCCGTGCCTAACTTCGCTTTTGGCATAGTGGGTTTATTCAGCTATGGGTGCGACTTCCTGCCGTGGCAGTGTTCGCAGATACGGCTGTATGGCTTTTGACCTCCTCAACTAACATTCATGTTAGGATATCGTTTCCGACATCTTCAACGGGTGGACTACCTTTTTCGGGTAACTGCACAGACTTGTCAATGAACAAACACCGCTTACAATCCTACGGCTTGTAATGTGTTCCGTATCTCTCCCCTCTCTCATGTTGCTGATGCAAAGTTACTACTATTTTTCCATACTACAAATTTATCATAGTATATTTTATAAAAAAGTTACGATTTTATTGATTATCAATGAGTTACAAAGACGAAAAATTGCATAGTAAATATATTGTAACGTTTTAAGTGCTTGTATATCAATATGTTAGCAATCTTGCAGTTTTGAATGATTCTAATTTGCTATATATACCTATATTATAGCGGAAAGGCTTCCCCGCTTGTGCTAAAATATGGCACAAGCTGCCACCCCCTATTAAAACGTTTTAATAAACCATGTTGCAAAATTGAATGTTTCCCTTTGATTCTGCAACACATTGAGCGTTAAGGGGGTAAGGGGTATTTAACTACCATAGCGAACCACGTACGGTGGAATCCTGAAATTTTTTTTTCTTGCAAAAACGGCCCTGTAGGTACGTAGGGTGGCGATTGGGTCAAACCCGTCCCTGAGAGTGTCTGAGCCGGGGTGACGGAAGCGTGGTGACGGGTGACGCAAACGTGTATGTTAATTGGACCAACCGTCACCTTTTGCGTCACCACTTAACATACTATATAATAAATACTTACAACCTTAGGTGACGGAGTGAACTTTGGTTTAAATAAACTATCAATTGAAAAAAGTTAAATTTATGTAGAAAATTTGCTAAATTTGCGTCACTGCGTCACCCGACCGGCAGAAATCCCGTATTTACGGGGCTGAGGGGCCGATTTTTGAGGTGACGCATCGAAAAAAGCTAGCGTCACCGGTGAAGCATTTGCGTCACCAGCGTCACCGGCACGGAATTTGCAAGTGAGGCGAGTCATGGATTTCAAGGTAAAAAGGAAAGGCAGGATAAGGGTGGTTCCCGGATACGGGGGCCGCTACTCGGTGAGCGACCTGGGCATGGTCTACAGCGAGGGGGAGGAGATGTCCCTGATCGGGGGCAGGTTCGTGAAGCTGTGCTCCGGGGGGCGCGTGGAGAAGGTGGACGTGGCGTACCTGGTGGCGAGGGCGTTCATAGGGAACGCGGCGCTGAGGCCGTACCTGAGGCACAGGGACGGTGACCGGAGGAACAACAGCGCGGAGAACCTGGAGTGGGTGGAGCGCAGGATGGAGGGCCGCAGGGGAAGGCCCGAGGGGACCGGGAGGAACGTGCTGCAGTTCGACCTGGAGGGGCGGATGCTGGCGTCGTTCCCGAGCGTGCCGGCGGCGGCGCAGTGCCTGGGGATATCCCCGGACAGGATCCGGAACAGCCTGGCCGGAAGGACGTCGACGGTGGCCGGGGAGTGGACGTTCAGGTACGAGTAGGGAATGGCATGGGATTTGAAGTAAAATACCGCAATTATGGATTATATAGTGGATTATCTGTGTGAAACGGTGGGGCCCAGCATCGCCCGCGCCGGCGAGATCGACCGCAGGGTGGACAAGCGGACGGAGGCGGGCATGTGCGAGACCTTCCGTAGGTATATCGTGGGCGAGGAAGGCGACGAGGGGAACCAGCTGTTCAGGGTGGTGAATGACCAGATACTGTGCGTGTTCAACGGGAGGTTCTTCGAGAGGATCACCGACGTGCAGCTGACGGGCGTGATCCGCCGTGTGCTCCGCAGGATGGAGGTGGGCCTGGTCTACCTGACGGGGAGCGCCTCCACGATCAGCAAGTACGTGATAGACTCGATGCTGGCGGAGCCGTCGATGCGGTTCCACCCGGACCGCAGGTACGTGTGCTTCGACAACTGCGTGCTGGACCTGAGGACGATGAAGGTGAAGGAGCATGGCCCGCAGTATTGCACGGACGTGATAATGAACTTCGAGTACAGCCCGGGGGCGAGGAGCGCCCTCTGGGACAGGGTGATAGAGACCACGGTGCCGGACGAGGGGATGCGGAGGGCGTTCCAGCAGTTCTGCGGGGCCTTCCTGCTGAACCGCCACGAGTACAAGTTCGAGTACGTGTGCTTCGTGATAGGCGAGGGCCAGAACGGAAAGAGCATCATCTGCAAGGCGATGGTGAACGTGTTCAAGAACGAGGACGAGCGGGGCAACGCGAGGACGAAGTGCGTGACGACGTACACTCCGGACCAGCTGTTCAGGAGCCAGCAGATGCAGTACGTGATGGCGGACGTGCAGGGGAAGGTGATGAACTACTGCGACGACGTGAGCGACAAGGACTTCTCGGGCGGCGACTTCAAGGCGTTCGTGTCGGGAGGCGAGTTCCGTGGAAGGAGCCCGTACGGCAAGGAGGTGGTGGAGGTGACGGACGTGCCCCTGATGCTGTGCTGCGCGAACAGGATTCCGCCGACCACGGATGACTCGGAGGGTTATTTCAGGAGGTTCCTGATCATAAACTGCCCGAACCACGTGTCGGAGAGGGATAAGGACCCCCAGCTGGAGGCGAAGCTGCGTGCGGACGACGTGCGTGCGGCGATCTTCAACTGGATGGTGGAAGGCTACGGGGAGCTGATGAAGAATGCGTGCAAGATAGAGATGACCGGGGCGATCCAGCAGCTGAGGGAGGACATGAAGGCGGAGTCGAACAGCTGCCGCAGGTGGATCAGGGAGTACGGCTACGTTGCCGTGGAGCCTACCGGTGTCCTGGACGAGAGGTGGAAGTCCCTGAGGGAATGGCTCGGGATATACAAGCAGTATTGCATTGATTACGCGGAGGGTGCGCCTAAGACGCAGAAGTCCGTGAGCAAGATATTCAAGGAGATGGGTTTCGCCAGCCAGAAGCGCAAGGACGGCGTCTGGTATTGCATAGGCAGGAACGTCGATGAGGAGCTGCGGGACGACGGGGTGGGGAGTGAAGACAATCTGCCTTTTTAGTCGATGGGGATATGGAAGACAGGTTTGCATATGATCCGGTTCCGGCGCTGAGGAACGCGCCGAGGCTGATGGGTTTGGAGCTGCGGGAGTGCGGTCCGAACAAGCTCTGCGGAGGGTATTATATTGACGGTGAGCCTCACGCTTACCGGCGGGACAAGCTGAAGGTATATATATGGAAGGGAGTGGTGTTCGTCAGCGAGGAGGGGGGTCCCACCATGTCCCTGACGACGTGGCTGCAGCAGTACGGCGGGGCGGCGGATTATCGGGAGGCGCTCGGCATGATCAAGGGGGGTGACCAGGCCCTCCATTGGGACGGGACGTACCGTCATGTGGCGAAGGTGGAGCGCAAGCATGTGTCCCCGGACGTGCTCCAGGGGGCGAAGGAGTATGACCTGAGGCTGAGCCCGCTGTTCCGCCACATGTGCCGGCTGTTCCCGGAGGAGGTGGTGAGGGAGGTGTGGGCGGCCTATGAGGTGACGGCTACGCCGAGGGGGGGGACGTGCTTCTGGTACCTGAACCCGTCGGGGCAGATCTGCCATGACAAGGTGGTATGGTATGGGGAGGACGGCCACAGGAAGAAGGAGCTTCCGATGGGACGCCGGTACCGGATAGGTGATGGCTATACGGAGAACCCTATGTTCGGAAGCCATCTGCAGGGGACGGTGAGAGGGGTCCTGGAGTCGGAGAAGAGCTGCCTGTATGCCGCATGTTACTACGGGGGCGTATGGCTGGGAACCGGCGGGAAAAATAACATACGGGACGTGGCGGGCCTGCCGCTGTATCCCGACAGGGATGCCGAGGAAGCCTGGAGCCGTGCCGGCGACTGCGTGGACTGGTATTCCGAATGGCCGGAGTGCGGCGAGCATTGCGACCTGGGAGACAAGATAGAATGGTTAATTTTGAATAATTCTAAATAAGATGGGATGTGCATGGAAAATAAAGGCTGAGCACAGGCGTTGTGAGCTGTGTTCTTATGAGGGGCCCTGTGACAGGGACTGGAACAGGGAGCATCCGTACGTGCGGAAGATGGCGTCCGTCGTCGGCGAGGATATCCGGGGCGGGAGCAGGAGGAAGGAGGTCGTGTGGGGAAGGTATTTCGTCATGTATGCCCTCCGTCAGGAAGGATACTCGACGCTGAGGATAGCGGTGGCGCTGCGGCGGGACCACTCGTCGGTCGTTCACGGCCTCGGGATGGTGTCGAAGGCGCTGTCCGTGCCCGGGATGTATGCTGACGTCCTGCCGATATGGGAAAAGTTTTCAACCTTAAATAATATTGAGTTATGATTAAGAAATTCAAGGAATGGTGGTATTTCCACGTCAAGAACCCGGTCGTAAGGAAAGGAGAGGCCGGCGGATTCACATGGGTGTTCAGGAAGTTCGGGCTGGAGGTCAGGACGCGGAGCGGCAATTTCAGGGCGCAGTGGACTGCGGATGAGCATCCGTACGGGTATCTGGCATATTCGGACGGGAATGAGAACATTCACGGCTTCGCCATGACGGTATACATGGTGTCGAAGCTGCTGACTACGGAACCCAGGTTCGCGGAAGATATCCAGCTGGCTATCAAGGCTTACGAGAAGAGGCTGGATGAGAGTCTCTCCGTGGTAGATGACCCCGTGGAGGAGGAAATAGCCCTGGCGGAGATGAAGGACGTGCAGGAACAGGTAGAAAAAGTTCGCAGAAGGAGGAAGAGGAATGGAGATAAAGGTTAAGAAGCTTATTCCGGAGGCCGTGGTGCCGACGAGGGCGCATGCGAGTGACGCCGGGTTTGACTTGGTGGCGGTCAGCAGGGTGATAGATGAGGACAGTGCGGTCGTTTACGGGACCGGCCTGGCGTTCGAGATCCCGGAGGGATATGTCGGGCTTGTCTTCCCGAGGAGCAGCGTCGCGAAGAAGGATATGGTGCTGTCGAACTGCGTGGGAGTGATTGACTCGGGATATCGGGGAGAGGTGATGGCGAAGTTCAAGCTGATAGACCCTCTTATCGTGCATGAGAAGTATCATTGGTATGAGATCGGTGAGCGTATCTGCCAGATTGTGTTCATGAAGTTGCCGGAAGTGGAGCTTGTCGAAAGCGACGAGCTGAGCGAGAGCGACAGGGGAACTGGCGGATATGGCAGCACCGGGAAATGATTATTTGGAAAATATCGGGATAATCCATATATTTGTACTTAGTTGAATTTCCATAAGTAGTAGGATGCGGTCCGCTGTGAAGCGTACCGCATTTTGGCATGAAATTTGTATGGATTATATAAAATTTTTTAAGATATGAACGATTTTACGCTAAAATTCCATTCTGGGGACCATGTGTTCCTTTTTAACAGTATTTCTCTCTCTATCGAGGAGGATGACGTGTACGGAGCCCTGTTCTTGCCTGTACCTGTGCCGGGTGTGCTTCAGGAGAGCGGGAAGAGCATCAAGGAGAAGATCGAAGCCGGTCAGTTGGCGGTAAAGCAGCAGTATCAGCTGTGCCAGCACCAGGGCGTGGTGGATGCAGACATCCTTTTCGGTACCCGCGAGGAGTGTATCGCGTTTTACGCGGAGTTCTTCAACCGTGGCGGCGCGATCGTCTCAGAATAGGCGTTTTTCCCGGGTAGCCCAACCGGTGAGGCCCTGGCGAGCCCCGTTTATGGGGCGGACCGGTAAGATGCGGGTTCGAGTCCCGCCCCGGGAGCTCTGAGTGAAAGATTTTTCATAAGCAGTGGTTGTTATACATGTGTTAAGTTGAAGCGGGTCGCTGCGAAGTGCCCCGCTTTGTTCTTATGGCACGGAATTTGAAGGATTTGTTGTTAGTTTATAAATATTTTCGTTTATGTCAGAGATTGGTACGTTTTATAAGAAAGGGTCTAAGTCCGATTACAGCGGAGTGGAGATCCTTGGCCCTTCCGGAGTTGTCCCGAGGGCGATCATAGAGAAGATTACCTTCCATGATGTGTTGAGCGTGCAGGGAAAGAAGGAGAAGGACCGCTGGACGTGCAAGTTCCAGGGTATCGAGAAACCTATGTTGTTGAATTCGACCTGCAGGAAGCGTCTCGCCAAAAGGTTCTGGAACGTTATCGTGGAGGATGGCCAGCCTTGTGCGGGCAGGATTGACCTGTTGTCGGGTAAGGGTCTGGCGGTGCGCCTCGATTCGGAGCCGTGCAGGGATCCGAGCGACGGGACCATGACTATAGGTCTGAGAATATCCCTTCTGGATCCGTCTCCGGAAGAGGCTCGGCCGGTTAAAAAGAAAGTCGTGACCGAAGATAAGGTCCAGGTTACGGTCAACTGGGCGAAGGAGAACAATATGACGTTCGAGGACGTGGAAAAGAAGTTTGATTTCGCGAGTGAGGAGGTCAAGAATGCAGTCCAGTCAGGTCTGAACAAGGAAGATTTACCTGCGTAGCGTATGGACGGAAATAAGACGGTTTACTGGCAGGGTGTTAATAAGATAGAGAGCGGCACCTTGCTGCTGGAGAGCTCTAACGGGGACTGGTATGTCCGGTTAACGAGCGGCAAGGTTGTGCTGGTCAACGAAAAAAGTTTTTTAGATGTACGACAGTAAGGAAAATAGGTGGTTACGTCGTCGTGTGGGCATGATCACGGCGAGTGAGTTGGGGCAGATTACCAGTGTCAGCGGAAAGCTCATAGATGGCAACCTGAGTTATATTCGGGCGAAGCGCTGGGAGCGGCTGCATGGTTTCTCCCATCCGGTGACGGCGCGGGCGATGGAGATCGGGAACGAGCAGGAGCCGTATATATATGAGTGGTGTAAGGCTAACCTGGACATAGGGGAGATCGTTTATAGCAAGAATCTTCCGGAGATTCCTTTCTGGGTGTCGGAAGATTGTCCTATGGGGGCTTCTCCGGATGCTTTCACCCCGTCTGAGGAGATCGTCCTTGAATTCAAGACCCTTGTGGGGGCGACAGCCATCGAGTTCTTCGGGGATGTGTATACCCCGTTCGAGGTCAAGTACCAGGCGGTATGGAAGGACCATGGAGACCAGGTTCTGGGCCAGTTCCTGTCTAACCCCAAGGTTAAGGAAATATGGGTCGTGAAGTATATCTATTGTGACGACGATATAATGGAGGACGTGGACAGTCCGCTTGCTCCTTGGCGCGGGCTGGTGTTCAAGTTCAAGAGGGAGTCTTATTCTCTTAGTATCACCCAGATGCGTGACAGGATTTGCCTTATGGACAAGATGATAGATTCCAAGCTCAACCCCGCCTTGTTTAAGAAGGGAGAGTGGATTATAAACCAAAATGGAGAGTTATGTCAGAGTTCAGAATAGAGGGCAATGCCCTGTATGACGACAAGGGCCTGTTGCTGGCCAGGATTGTCGTCAGGGATGGCGAGATGCATGTAGTGCGGGAGCCACGGTGTTCGATAGGGGATTATTTCGCGATATTGACCATGTTACACGAAAAAGGATACAGAATATCATGAGCACGATAGTTTTGACGAAGACCATCGCCAAGCAGATACTTCGGCTGTTCGATCATTGTTTCAAGCAGGGCGTCATGGATGCTGCGGACAGCTCGGATGACCTGATGGCGAGGGAGTGGCTTGAAGCCCGGTTGAATGACGGGAAGTTCGGGCGTGTCATCGAGCCTGATGCGGAGTATAACTGGAAGAGATGGCGCTTTACCCTGTATTGGTGGAGCAGGGAGTCTAAAATTGGGACTCTCGGGGAGAATTATATAGACTATATCCGGGATATGAATTCATTCCATTATGCTCTTCTCCCTGTCTGTATGCGTTTTTACCTGATGGGGGTGCAGGAGTGGCTGGATTATCCAAACCCGTCAAAGATGGTCTTTTTCACCGGGGAGAATAATGTTCATTGGGCTCCCGTTGGCTCCAATATCCGAAAGATTTCTGTTACGGATTTCATTTCTTACGTCCAGATGTTCATATTCGAGCGGGTTGAGAAGCAGTACGAGGGAGATATGCCTTCTTCCCGATATGACAGCTTTGCCCAGGCGCTCTGGACCTTAACAAAACGTTTTCCTGATTTTTATGGCAAATTTAGAGAAGATATCGAGGGTTCCTAAGGTGTTCCGGACAAACCATGCCCAGGTCGGAGGGTTTTCCATGGATTATATGCTCCTTCCAATAGGATTCAGGTACAATGACGAATGGCTCAAGGCGAAGGCTGGGGATAAGCTGTATCTGACTACGGGTGGGGAGCATATCATCAGGTATGTGAGAAAGCTTCCCATGAAAAGTACCTTCACTGACATATTATGTCGGGTCCGTTATGGGATGACTCTGGCCGGAGTTCTCCAGAGATGGCAACTGAATGCGTCTCTGGAGGGACATGGCAAGCAGTGTATCAGTACGGATGAGTGTCTTTGGGTCGTATATGAAAAGGACGAAGAAGAATAGCGGATATGTCCCGACTGAAAAGTATGGGAAATTATCGTGCAGGTTTGCGCCGGAGGTTCTTGTTCCCTCAAACGCGATTGATGGGTCTTTTTTCCTGGGTGCTCCCGCCGACAGGTATATTTTCACGACAATGGACGGACATAAGTGTCTTGGCACGTTTCTTGCATCATGGAAAAACAGTGAGGACGGACATAATGATGAGCTGCAGGACTTTTGTATGGAACGCTTTAAGTGCGGTTTTGGTACGATCCGGGCTATCATGGCGTCCAGATTGGGGAAGGTTGAGGATTATTGGCATCTGATAAAATTAGAGGAGATATGTGCTTAGAAGAAATGTTTGAGAAAGGAATCACCCCCCTGACGGGGCCGAATAAGGGGGAGCGCATGTGTGTCGTGGAGATGGATCGGCTCGCTGTTCGTGTCCGTGGATGGAATTCAATGAAGGAATATCCTCCAATCCGTCATGGGGACTATAAAATATGGGATGAGGTATGACAGGCGAGGAGATGTTAGGACTTTTTGAGCAGGGAAAGGCTGCTGGAGTAGAGACGACGGTCCTGATTATCCGTGTCCAAGGAACGGTCTTTGTCAGCTTCGACGGAGAAGAGTGGGTTGAGTCAAAGAGTGAATTTATCAACAAACAATTAGATTGATATGGATTATAGAGTTTCTGAACTTTTCAAGTGTGGTGTGACCCCGAAAAAGGGGAAGGGCGCCGGTGTCAGGTATCGCGTGCAAAGCGTGTGGCCTGGCGGTGTTGTAGTCAAGCCATGGGAGGGCGACGGCGATGCTGTCGAGCTGAAGGAAGGTGAGTATGTGCTGTGGACTCCTCCCAAGACGTTGTTCAAGGATCCGACCATCCCTGCCACATGGGGGAACCTCAAGCGTGCTGTGGAACAGGCGGGACTTGGAGACGATACCAGGATTCTTTTGTGTGATGGTTTTTTCTGGCCTGTGGAGACTTTCTGCGGTTTAAGCGGCGCCAGTTTTTCCCTTATCGAGGCGAAAGCTCTTGACGGTAGTGGCAAGGAGAGGGTTATCGTAGTGAAATAGAGACGGATACCGGGGTACCTCAGAGGTTAGAGGAAGGTAAGCGTGGGCAGGTAAGAAGGGCTACGCGCTTAGCCAAAGACGCGGGTTCGAACCCCGCTCCCGGTGCTATGGTGTGGGTGAGGGACAAGACCAGCCGCTACTGGCGGAGGAGGCATGAGAAATCCGCACCGACTTTTGGATGGATGCCAGAATTGGGATTGGGAATCCCCCGATAGGGTAGCCCGGCGCATCAGCCCTTTGTAGTATCGGCTGGTTGGTGTGGAGGGCATGCAGGTTCGAGTCCTGTTCCATCCACAAAAACTGATGTGATATGGCAGTAATAGTACCAAATGTAGAGAAAATGACTTTGGCGGAAGCGAAGAATTTTTGCCGCCCAGGACAAGCTATTTTTATAGATAGCGATAAGATTCTTGTCCTTGAAAAATCGGATGTGAAAAATTTCGATGACTACAAGCAGCGCTTAAAAGACCACATCCTTGGTATCATGTCGTCCGCTGAAGACGACAAGCCTAGTATGTTCAGTCTGGCTGCTTATATTCGCAACGAGGTATTGCGGGATTTATACAACGATATTAACAAGGATAGAATATAAGCCACCATCCACAATATGGCAAAAGGAAAATGGTTTAAGGAAGGTGCAGAGTGCTGGGTGTACTCGACCTTGGAGATAGATACGAACCCTATTACTCATCTTCATTGGGTGTCGAAGGGGTACATAAAGAAGATAGGAAGGAAGTGGACGGAGGTTGTCTTAAATTATTACAATGAGTCCACTCCGTTCCTTACCGATTCAGAGGTATTCTATTCTTTGGGACAAGTCCGACGCAGGTACGGGAATGACTTTGAAATAAGGGACGAGAAATGGAGTTAAGAGAATATCAGAATACGCTCATCGCTGAGACTCGTCAGGCCCTGGCGAAGCATAAGCATATTATTGTGCAGAGCCCGACTGGAAGCGGGAAAGGGGTCCTTATCGGCTCGATGGCATCAATGGCCGCGAGAAAGGGTAATCGCGTCCTGATCTTGGCCCATAGTGAGGAGATTCTCACCCAGGATGCTGGGCATGTGAGGAAGTGGGGCGTGGATGCTGCTGAGGTTTTTGCTAAGACCAGAAAGCGTCCGGACGTCGAGTGCTGCTGTATGATGGCACAGACGCTTCGCCAACGGCTCAAGAAGGAAGACTGGGTGAACTGGTTTGGCACCTTCAAGCTGATTATCCTGGATGAGTGTCATCGTGCTGAGTTTGACTTTGTGTTTGAGCAGCCAGGGATAGGTAATAAATTTGTTATCGGTCTGTCAGCTTCGCCGGCGAGATACGGCCAGATGCGTCAATTAGGACTTGACTACGATGCTGTTGTTATCGGTCCGTCTGTCCGCTCGCTGATTGATCAGGGCTACCTTTGTAAGTGCCGTCTTTTCTCTCTCGATGCCCCGTCTATGGATGATGTCGAGTGGAGTTCATGTCGTGGAGATTATAATCTCGGGCAGATGGCCCAGAAGTTTAAGTCGCGTGCTCGTTATGTCGGCGCTGTTGACAATTACGAACGTCTCTGTAAAGGCCAGAAATGCCTCGTATTTTGCTGCTCGAGCGAGCAGACGATAGAACTTACCAAGGAGTTCTGCGAACGCGGCATAGAGGCTAAATATTGCCTTTCCGGGGGTTTTGGCGAGGATGGAGAGTATAGCGGGGAACGAAAGGATGTCGTGGACGCTTTTGCCCGTGGCGAATTCCCTGTGCTGGTCAACTACGGCCTGTTTACGACCGGTATCGACATTCCGGATATCAAGGTTGTGATGCTGATGTTTTCAACGACATCGCTGGTGAAGTACATGCAGTGCCTTGGCCGTGCGTCGAGGATTGCTCCCGGGAAGAATAATGAGTTTCTATGTCTGGACTTTGGTTGCAACTATGAGCGACTGGGGAGGTACGAGGACGAGCGGGCCTGGTCTGTATGGCATTCGACTGGAGCGGGCGGCGGTGTACCACCCACAAAAATATGTCCACAGTGTGGGAAAATGGTGCCAGTCTCCTGGAAAGATTGCGCTTTTTGTGGGTACCACTGGCCTACGCAGCAGGAGTTCTATAACGCAGAGCTACAAGAGGTGGTGGCAAGAGAGGATGAAGAATCTCTCGAATCTTATGTGGCTCGCAAGAAACTTGAAGGGAAATCTAACAACTGGATATTGGTCCAGGTGTGTATTAAGGATCCTGACAACCAAAAGGAAGCCTTCATGCGAGCCATCGAGGTGCTAAGGACCAAGCATGGTGCGAATATAAGCCCCAAGTACTACTTTTTCTTCAAGAAAGAAATTTTATCGAAAGTTAAAGTCAAGAAAAAAGACGAAGGCCCTTCTTTATTCGAATAAAATTACTATCTTTGCATAAACATTGTGTCGCAGACAATGAGTAGAAATATATCACCCCGAATGAGTAGTGCGGAGCTGCGACCTCCGCGTGAAAGTCCGGGGTTAGTTTTTAAGATGGAAGAAATTTGGAAAGACATCCCTGGATATGAAGGGTTATACAAAGTTAGCAGCCTTGGGAGGGTGTTATCTTTGAATTATAACAGCGCTGGGATATCAAAGATAATGAAGGGTTCTATCAAACGAGGGTATTTAATTGTAGAACTTTATAAAGATAGGATTAGTAAGAGATTTTCAGTGCATAGGCTCGTTACCATGACTTTTCTCCCGATCCCGGAAAACCTAAAGCGATATATCGGCACAAGGATTTTGCAAGTTAATCATATAGACGAAAACAAGACAAATAATTCCGTTGATAATCTTGAATGGTGTACCGCTTCTTATAATCTGTCTTATGGAACAAGACCTCGCCGAGTGTTGGATTCGCATAAGGCTTCTGGTTCGTCTCGTGCAGAGAAGCAGGTGTGCCAATATGACCCAACTGGGAATTTTATCAGAAAGTATATATCTGCTCACGCTGCGGCGAGAGATACGAAACTTGATTTTAGTAAAATAGCGATGTGTGCAAGGAAGGAAAGAAATATGCACGGAGGTTTCCTCTGGTGCTACGCCTCCGATACAGAACGCATAAAAGAAATCGAATCATTACGGACCGATTCTTCGCCGAAGCTGTTTTAGTGGCACGGTCTTTGTAGTGGGAGAATGGTATGAAAAAGAAGATTTCAGAATTTAATGGCCGAATTATAGGCTTTGAAGGTGGCCCAGATTGGCTGAGTATACTTGTCGACGCCGCTATTGTGCATAACGGGGCTGTCGGCGTTAGGTATTTTTTCCCGTTCATTAAAAAGGAGGGCGAGGTTAGTCTCAATGAGTATACGGGGAAGTGTGTAAAAGTGACAGTAGAAGTACAGGATTAGTTATGGAAACCGAAAGAAAGACTTGCGCTTCTTGCGCCTATTTTATAGATCTCTCCCCCGATGAGGGTGCTTGCTCCAAGCCGAAAGGCGGCAGAAATGGCGTTTGGGGGAACGAGGATATTTGTTGTGATTACGAAAAAGATGAAAAGCGAATACGAGAAATGAACGATCCGGTATTAGATATCAAGACTATTATAGAGCGGAAGATTGCTGAGGGTGGAAAGGATAATCCTATTCTGGTCCCGGCAAGCCAGTACGATTGTTTTGTCTCGACGGCGAAGAAATATAATATAAATGCAAAGTTTGACGCAATAGTGGCAAAATGGAAAACAGACGAGAAATGAAACTATCAGAAGAACAGAGGCGCTATGTTGGCGCGATTCTAGAACGAGCGGGGCTCTATTTCAATTTAGATTCTCATTACGACCCAGAGAAGGACGAAGAAGATGATTGTACAAGTGTCTATATTGACGGAGACATCTCTTTCGACACAATGGCTGAAATAGTGGATTATTTGAGAGGACGCGAGAAATGAAACTCTATGGATTAGTAAAGCAAGTCTGGATCATGGATGAAGGAATGTCTATTCCAGACGCGGACTCGGTAGAACTGTATGAGTCGCAGGCGGAAAGAGATGAGCGCCTTTTGTATCTGAATGGCGGACATGGCAAGGACTATTTCCGCCGCATGGATGATTATTATGCGGCTATTGATTTTGAGGTAGGGAATCGTAATGAGTATAATAAGCCATACAAAGAACCAGAGCCCCGTGAGTTATTGCCCGGAGAACTAGAGCAGAGATTGCGTCTTATTGCGACATTTGCGAGGCATCCTTTAAAGATATAATGATATGAAACCAGGAGATAAGGTGTGGATTTTCGATGAAGACAAGTTCAAACAAGTGTCTTATGAGGAATTATGGGGGAAATGTCATCTTGTTGACCGCAACGATTGCGACCAATATTGGGGGATACCGAAATCTTGGCCTTTAAGCAAACCACATTTCCCCTCCCGCGAGGCGCTGTGCGAACATTACAGAAAAATATTCGAGTGATATGGAAGAAATATTAATTGAAAAGGTTTATCGGCTCAAGTCTGAGCTGGAAAGCATGACCAAAGTGCTCAATCTTATGAGTTCCGCTTCGCAGACATCGTTGCGCGACCCGAATGGTAGTTTTGGACTATACCTACATGGTTCAGTTGCTGGCCACGATGTCGAAGTGGATATAAAACAAGAAGTCTATACCAGCATCGAAATGGCGCTTAAAGAACGCATAGGACAAATTCAATACGAACTTGCCAAGCTATGACAATCGAAAAATACAAGGTTCAAGACTATCTTTAAGCTATGTGCACTCACGAATTATTTTCCCCATCCAAGATCTTTATTAAGCGTGCGGACGTAGAAGAGGAATGGAAGGAGCTGATTGGTCCTATAGTCCAGAAATCTTTAACCATTTCGGAGAGCGAGCCAGTCGGATACAATCCGACCACCATAAAATTCACCGCTACGCTGAGAATCAGTCGCAATGACCGCATTAGCCTATTCAAGTTCGTAGGGCTTATGAAGCGTCCCCGGCTTACTTACAGAACAATCAAGCGCGATAGCGCAAAACGGAACAAGTAAATATGAAGACGGTAATAGGAATAACGAAAGAGTATGAAGGGTTGACAGAAATTGCTCATAAGGATGCTCTTGAATGGTGCAAGGCATGTATCCAAAAGCGTATCGACCATGATCACCTCGAGGACCAAGTGGATTGGGAAGACCTTATTGTAAAAGATGAGAAAATAGACGAATACGGCTGGTATCGTATGGAGTGCCGCCTTCCACTTAAAGAACTATTTTTTTGAAATGACAATCGAAGAATACAAAGCTCAGGTCTTCAAGTACGACGGCAAAGGCCCCGTTACGATCGGAGATGAATGGCCGTATCTCCCAAGGGCGACCCGCCGAGAGATCGAACGGCTCGTAAAGAAAGGAAAGAACCCGGATATAATGAACTACGTTTGATATGAGCAAGATAACAACAATAATCGAGCAAGTAAAGAGACTCTTTCGTGCCGCTTCGCCGCGCAGGAGTGCGGGCATGCGAAGGAATTACAGAATAAGTCGTATTGACTACGAGGTGGTTCCAATCAAGGCATCAGTAGAAGTTCCCCCAGGTGTACGTTATGCCCTGGATGCCAAGATACTGAATGAAGCCACCATGGATAGACTGAGCAAGGCTATCGGAAAAGAACTGCTCTCTAATGGTCTCATAGAATGTAATAAAGAGTCCCGTCCAGATGGCATAGAGCTTCACTTGGCAACCTGTTACGTTTTGAAACGGGTTGACAAAGAATAAAATAAAGCGAAATAGACGCTTTGGCATGATAATTGTATTCTAACCAACAAAATATATTTTTACATTATGGCAAAAGAATCAAAACAGAGTATTTGGCACAGAGCTGACACGGAAAAGCCTTGTGTCGGCACAGTCGTAACTATCGAGTATCTCTCGAAGGGTATTAAGGGCTATTACACAGCGATGTGGATTGGGACTCAGTGGCTTATCAGGAAGCCTTATTCCCGTAATGACTTTGAGCCCCTTCCGGATGACATAGATATCCTGGCGTGGTCTGAATGATACAAGAGAAGTCAGATCCATCAATAAGAAGACAACGGAGGCAAGAAGAAATGCGCTTGCAGGCCCGTTGTTTTCAGTGGTGCTGGAATGAGCGTCCTGAGACTCGCCGATTACTTTTCCACGTAGAGAACGAAGGTCCCCGCAGCGATGCAAGGAACGGTGCTTTGAGGAGGGCGACTGGGATTGTGGCTGGAGTGTCGGATTTGATCCTTATGATGCCTCGAGGCTCCTGGCATGGTCTTTGTATTGAAATGAAGACGACGGAGCGCGGTTCGGGACAAAGTGCAGAGCAGAGATCTTGGCAGACTCTTGTTGAAGGTCAGGGGTATCGCTATGAGGTCGTAAGGACGGAAGATGAGTTCAGGAGGCTTATTGACGAGTATTTACGTTCAACGAAAGAGTAACTAAACCAATGTTGGGTTTAGGTTTTCATAGTACAGTGCTTTTTTTATGTCGAGTGGGCTCCGCAGTGAATGCGTGGCTCACTTTTGTTTTTTAAAAAGTATTTCATATATTTGTATTATGGCAGGAAAGATTCCAATGCGGCCAAGGGGTCGCAAGTTTGATTTGTCCGAAGAAGAAATGAACGGACTGTCTTATTATGTCTTGTCGGGTTGCAGTCGGGAGGATATGTTTTTACGTTTTGTGCGTCCTGATTTCTTAGGTACCAAGGCGCCGGCAGCTTTCAAGGCAGCTGTGAAGCAGTTTTTCGCGGTTAAGGATGTCCAGGAGTATATTGAGTCTTACAGGAGGACTATTGACGAATTACTATCGCCTCGCGGTCACTCCAAGCCTCAACCGGAGACAGCTGAGAGTCTTGAGGCGAAGAAAGCCAGGGCAAGGACTAAGGCTATGGAGTTCGCGATGGCTCTGGCGGAAAATCTCGACGAGGCTCAGGATCCAGAATCCGTAATGAAGATTCTCGATAAGGTTGGCATATTGGACGTTGACGAGCAGGCGGAAGAATTGCCGAGGAGGTATCTGCCCGTGTGTTGTAACGATTGTGCTTATCGTAAGTTTGTAGAGGAAAATTGCGATGAGGTTCCGGATGGCACGAATATTGCAGGAGATAGTGAATAAATTTTTCAGATATGAGTCTAAACAAAGTAATGCTTATCGGTAACGTCGGCAAGGACCCGGAGGTCAAATTTGTCGGCGGCACGAACAAAGTCGCAAATCTTACGCTAGCGACCACGGAAACGTGGAGAGACAGCAACGGAGATAAAAAGGAGAGTACGGAGTGGCACAACATCGTCGTCTGGCGAAACGCCGCAGATATAGTCGATCAGTATGTAAAGAGAGGCTCCCAGATCTATGTCGAAGGGAAGCTAACCACGCGCAAATGGAAGGACCAGAATGGCAATGACCGCTACACCACGGAAATTCAGGCGCAGACTATTCAGCTCCTGGGGAAAAAGGACGGAGCCGCCTCTCAGCCTGCCTCTAATGAACCATTCTAATATGAAAAGAATCCTTGTCTACATATTCATCTTATCCTGTGCTTTATCGTCCTGCTCGAAGGAACATTCCGTCGATGCGGCATATCCGGCTTTCACTGGACGGTGGGTGTCGGAATATATGCTGAGCCAGGGCGAATGGATACCGGTCATAGAGCTTCGTGACCAAGTGATAATTTCCTTCAAGGATACTGGTGATTTCTACCTATATAGTTCTGTGTTCGGGACGGCGTCGGGGGTATATGAGAGGTCAGATGATCGTATTTCGCTTTATGCGAGCGGTAAGGAATACATGACAATCGAGATATTGTCGGACATGGAATCACAATATGTCGACGCTACGTTGCGCTGTCGACAAAAAAACTTAAGCTATCGCTTCCGGAAGTGAGTAACTTCTGTTTTTTCTTCATCATATAAGTTATTCCCGCGAGGCCCCCTGCAGTGATGTACGGGGCCTTTTGTTATAATAATTTTTTTTATATATTTGCGGTATATGTTTAGACTTAAGCCAGATCACGCCCCGTTTCCTCCTCTTTACGAGCATGTTGAGAGGAAAAAGGCTACGGTCAAAGACAAGGGCTACGACAAGGTTGGAGACTTTGTCCTGAGGGATAACGTTGACCTTATTCCTCAGGAGGGTCTACAGGAGAATCTCGCGAGGTGTATGTCTAATTTGATATTCATCTGCGGAGAAGCTACTTCTGGGAAGACGTTTGGCATGATGTTGAAAGCGCTGCAGGGCGTAGGCGTGTATGGATATACGGCCCGATTGATCAACGTCAGAAAGCTTGATTCCGCAAAGGGTACCAGTATGCAAAGAGACGGTCAGACGGTCTGGGGGAATTTTTCTAGCTGTGAGGTAACGACAGGCGAGCTCCCGACATTCTCCTGGCCCAAATGGAATAACGCCGTCCAATTTTTGCATGCGAATTTCAACGCGGATAATCCTCAGGAATGGGACGAGTTCCAGGAGATGTATAAAAAGCAGCAGGCTGCACTGTTTATGTGCGATGAGGCAACTGCGATCGAGCAGTTCAAAATGTTTACGTACATCTTCTCCAGAAACAGGGATTCTTCTGGTGTTACACCCCAGACTATCCTGGCGTTCAACCCGAAATATGAGCATTGGACCACGGCTTTTTTGCTTGCTGCGGGCTATATCGGAGATGATTGGCACTTGAAGCCGGATTGGGACGGAAGGACGAGGTATTTCTATGTGAAAGGCGATGAGCCTTCGGATATTATTTGGGGTGACTCTCGGGAAGAGGTGGTCGCGGCTGCAAATATCAAGCTCAACAGCGAGGATAGGGCTGCCGGCCTGACCGAGGTCGACATGGTTAAATCGTTTACGCTCTTTACTGGCCATGCATCCGGCAATAGAAAGCTTGTAAACGCTACTGGTGGGCAATCGGTCGCAAACCTGCATAATGTAGGTGCTACACAACGTGCCATCCTCGCAGAGGCGTATTTCGGTCCTTCGCTATCAAGCAGGTCGTCGATTACGAAGCAGATGATTGCTGAGCTGCCAAGTAATCCTATTAGCGACGATGAGAACATGTATGCTACAATGGATATTTCGGGAGCCGCGTCGTCGAAAGATCCGGATGTCTGCCAGATGGTGATATGGAAGGGACTTAGATTTATTGCTATAGAGTCATACCACGGGAACATGAAGGATATCGTGCCGTGGATAGAAGGAATGCTCGCGAAATATGGCGTACCGGTGTCAAATTTTGCGTTTGACGCTACGGGAATGGGTTTCTTCTTAAAAGATTATGTGAATGGATATCCGGTGACTTCGAATAAGACTGCGCTCCAGGAATACGATGAGAATGGAAATGCTGTCACGCTGGAGCAATATTTCAACGTTCGAAGTCAGCTGCTGGGGAAAATGAAAGTGCTCCTCGAGACTGGACGGATAAGCACGAGCATGGATCTCGATACGAGAATTCCATATGGAAAGAAGGGGGAATTGAGAACGATTCGTGATATCCTGTTCGATGCCGTGGATTTGTTTGTGAGCACAACGAAGAACAAGCGAATATATTATTTATCTAAGGATGAATACAAAGCCCGGCATCAGAAGAACTCTCCTGACCTTATGGATTCACTTTGTCTTAGGGCGGTCTTTGAACTCGATGCGAGGCCGAAGAAGGCTCCTTCGCCGGAAATCGAGGATGATGCGTACGATGGCTTATTTGAGGATTACAGCGACGGACGTGCCGTTGTATATATATAAAAATATTTATCGCGATTAAACCTATGAATATCGGTGAACACTTAAAAAAGGACTATTGGGTGCGCAGAGTCACTCCTGATAGCGTTGGTGCGTATCCCCCATGCGGGAACAATTTGGGATATAGGAGGCCGAAGACCGGAGGTTTCGGCGTAGGCTATGTCAACCTGACGCAGGACACGTTCCTGAACGAGATTAACGCTTCTGCTCATGAAATAAATTCGAGATTCATGAGCCAGCGTCCAATTTATAAGACAGAAAAGGATGCTGATGGCAAGACTAAGTATGTCTTGAATGGCTTCGATGACGTGGAAACTGTCGCCCTGGCCATTCAGGAGTTCATCGTCGGAAAGAAGATTTCCCATCTGACGGGAGATAAGTTCTGGGTGGCGAGCGAGGATAAGGACGAGGAGGCGTTCCAGAAAGTGGAGTCCTGGATGGACTATGCCGGTTTTTGGGATGCATGGGTCGAGGCGGTTTCATATTGCGAGCGCGAGTGTGATTCTGCTCTATATTGGTGGTATGACGGGAATTCGCTCCAGTATGAGGTCTTTGCTTATGAGAAAGGGGACACCCTTTATCCTGGCATAGACGACGAGGGGCGCCCTGTGTTATATAGAGCCTATTCATTAAACGGGAAAAAAGCCGTGGACGTTTTTTCGGTGAAGTCTCGCGAGACATGGGTAAAGGTCGATACTGACGAGGACGAAGGGAAAGCATGGTTTGACCAGGTCCTGAAGAGGCTTAAGGGATTTAGGTTCAACGAGGTCAGTGAAGATGGCTATCGCCTTATTTCCAGAAAGGATGCCCAGATCGGTAATGATGTTCTGCAAGTTATATATTTCCGTGTCCCGGATATTGCTACGGGTCCTGTCCAGGATTGTATCGTAAAATATGAACGGGCTCATAGCTATATTGCTAATGAGGTGAAAGATAGCGCATTCCCGATTTTGTTCCTGAAAAGCGAGAAAATCGTCAATCTTCCACCAACGAGAATCAACGGTAAGACTATCGGTGTAAAGGGAACGTCTGATAGTCTGGCTCATAGCGACGCCAAATTCTTGGCTCCGCCGGACGCTTCGAATATAGCGAAGACGAATCTCGATACGCTGTGGAGCAATATCCTCCGAGGGTCTCTGACCTCCTTGGTCGAGCCTGTAGATATCCGGCAGGGGTCGGACAGCAGCACGACGATTAAGATCATGTTCGCTCCAGATGTCGAATGGTGTCAGAATCGCTGGAAGTTCTATGCGAAGCCCGTCCGTCAGCTCGTTGAGGTGTTCAAGCGTCTTGTGGGTAAGGCCGAAAAAGATATTAAGAGATATGGTGATCTAAAGATATCTTGCGGACAGAATATTTGGCTTCCGTCTAACGAAGCTGAGCGCATAAAGATTGAGCTGGATCAGTATTATGCGGAGGTTAAGTCCAGGAAGGCCGTAATGGCGGATATCGGAAACTCTCATCTCGGAGATGCTGAACAAATCATGAAGGAGAAGGAGGAGGAGAAAGCTCTCGAGGCGAAGTATAACGTAAAGACGGCCGAGAATAATCCTGCCGTTCCTGACGTCACGAACCAGGCTAAGAAACAGCCGAGAAATAAATGATACTATCTAAGCCCGGGCTCGCTCTGAGTACCGGGCTTTTTATAGAAAGGTGCCAAATTTTTCAAAAATCGTGCCAAAGATTTTGTTTTTTATACTTTTTTATTATTTTTGCGATAGAAATCATTCTAACCTATAAACATATGTTCAAAGAAAAAATCGTTGAAGGGCTCAGGGCGAAATCTGAAATCAAGCGTTTCGGGCTGAGCAACGAGGCTATTGACCGGATTGCCGAGGCGAGACAAAAGACGGTCACAGAGGAATCTCAGGTCGAAACCGTCCTTACGGATGCAGAGACTATGAGGCTTATCGCTGAGGAGCTGATGAAGCATCGCGACCAGGAAATCACTAAGAGGACCGAGACGCAGAACGCTTTTGAAGGCTACAAGGCAAAACATCCCGAAAAGGACCCTGATCCGGACCCTGACCCGGACCCGCAGAAGCCAGATATCGCTAAGATTGTGGCCGACGCGGTAGCCGCAGCCGTGCAGCCGGTCAAGGAAGCTTTCGAGACCTTCAAGTCGCAGACAACGGCGAAGGAGGCGAAGTCCCTGGCAAAAGCTAAATTCTACGAAAACAAGTGGACTACAAAGTTCAAGGAGGAGGCTGATGACGCATGGGAGAGAGCTGACGAGCTGAATGCTGCGATGGGAGGCAGTATGACGCAGGAAGATCTGACGGCTAGAGCGACAGAGTATTTCAACAAACTGGTTCAGCGTAAGGGCGCTGATGCCACGAAGCCTTTCGAGGACGACGGCGGCAAAACTGGCGAATTTGACTTCTCTGCTCAGGCCAAGTATCTGGAAGGCGCAGGACTGATCCCGAAGGAGTAAAAATAAGTTTAACCCAAAAGTTGTGACCAATGAAAAACTACGGAAACTCTTTTAATAGAGACTCGCAGGAATATGCGGCTGGCAAAGTGCCTATTTGGCTGCATACTGACGAGTTCTATCCTGCAGGTTGCACTCTGAACAATCAGACTCAGGGTTCAACCATCCCCGCCGGTTCTGTCGTATATGTAGCAAAAATGGGAGGTGAGGCTACAGTTCTCGCTCCTGATGCCGCTGCTCCGGAGACCGGTGTGACCGGCCTTCTCTTGGAGGACGTTTATATCGGTAATGTAGGTGCTACTGGCACCGTTGTAACAAAGGGACAGGTCCTCGCAAAGCGTATCCCGTCTATTTCCGCAGCCGTTAAGGCTCTTCTTCCTGGTATAACTTTCGTAAACGAGTAGAACTATGAATCAGTATTTTGGACTTGACACTCTGATGGCCTCCAATGGCATCATCTCGTCTGAAGCCTTTATGGCTTACTACCTCCAGGTTCTCTCCCGTCGCGAGAGTCAGAACCTGAACGAAATCGGTTTCGAAGAGTGGGATGTTCCCCAGATTGACTTCGACTACAAGATGCTTGAGGTCGAAGACCAGATCAAAGTGATGGCCACCTATGTGGACCTCAACTCCGACCCGATTCCTCTCGGAACCAAGGGCTTTAACACCCTGAGCGGTTCTATCCCTCGCCAGAAGGCTCGCTGGGAGCTGGGCGAAAACGACTATCGCAAGGAACTGGTTACCCTGCAGAACCTCCAGGTATCTGCCACCTTCATGAACCAGTCCCCTGCTGAAAGTATCAACAACTATCTCGCCAAACTTCTGTTCGGCGGTCTGTCCGAGATTCAGGATGCCCATATAGGCTCTATCTCCTATCAGGTCGGCCAGATGAAGTCCACCGGCGCCGTAACCCTCACCGATGCCAACAACCCTCGCGGTATCCAGAACATCACCTTCAGCGCCCAGATTCCTAATGAAAACATTAAGACTCTGACCGGCACAGCCCGTTGGTTCACCAACGCAGACAAGACCACCGAAGGTTCTGCCTCCGACCCTGTCAACGACCTGAAGAAGATGGTTCGCGATGCCAAGGAAGTATACGACTCTGTGACCGTCGAGGTTAACGAGGAATCCTTCCTCGAGGATATGAAGCACAGCAAGTGGCAGGTTGCTCTGGGCTACCAGATGTCTCCTTCACTGCTAGTTTCTGCCGGTGTTACCGACGAGGCCAAGGCTACCGCCCGCGCTATCGCTGACACAGCTTCTGACGACGCGATTAAGGCTGCTTTCAAGAAGGTTATCGGTACCGACGAGGTTATCTTCAACAAGACCCGATGCGGCGTAGAAGTGTGGGATGACAACCAGAAGAAGCTTGTGCGCAACAAGCTCTGGGCCTTCAACAAGGATACCTATCTGGTGCGTCCTTCCGGAAAGGTTGGCATCAAGAAGAACGTCGTTCCTCTTCGCCCTGATCCGAGCGCAATCAGCGCCACTATCTTCGGCGGCCACGGTATCATCGAGTACCGTTACGACGCTCGTACCAAGTATCAGGATTGGGTATCCGAACTCACCGTGCTGTGCGTTCCTACCCGTCCTCGTGACATGTTTATCCTTCATACGAAGTAGCTATGATAACTGTCGAAGAATATTTGCGTAGTTTAACGCCCGGTCTTAACCTGCAGGATAATGTGGTGGCGAGAGCCGCACGGAGCCCGAAGGATGTCGGGTTGGACCCGCTTCCTCTTGATGAGGACATCGACTATATCGTCGACGGCCAGACGGGAGAGAGAACGCCTCGGGTAGATACTGATGGCGAATATCAGAAGCGGCTGGACTACGCCTCTTCGACGGTATACTATTCGGTACTGGGAGTTTTCGCTGGCGGAGGCTGTTCCGAAGAGGTCGGCGATGTCCGTGTCTCTCGCGGCGGATATACCATTACAATGGCGGACAGGGCTCGCTTCAAAGCGATGGGCGATGCCCTCCGCCGTAAATGGGGATTTGCTGAGGAAGACGAGGAGTCCACCAGTGAGATGTATGATGCGAGTTCTTTGAGATATGGAGCTAATTAAGTTTCGAGACCAATGCGTTATCTCCAGGGCGAGAGTCGGGCAGGACGGAAAACCTGTCCGAGACGAGTGGGACAACCCTCTCGCGCCCGAGGTTGTATATACGGGTCCTTGCCTATATGAAGAAGGCGGTATGAGTTCCGCCTTGTCTATGGTGACCAGGTTCCCGACATTATATCTACCCGGTGCGTTTCCCGGCGTGAAGATAAATGATAGCGTCGATATCGAAACTGAGTTCGGACGTGAACTTCAGTCGGTGGTAAAGATTGTCCGCGATGTGAACATGCCTTTATACTCCGGCACGAAGATTACGAGGATTGAGCTAAAACAAGCACAGGGGGAATGACATGGGTGTACGCAGTATCAATGGTAAAGCGTCCTGGGGTAAGACTTATCGTGGTTTTGCCCAGGCTTTGGCAGAAGCAGGAAAGCATCTGACCAAGCAAGGGGCGACAATCTTATCAGATGCTTGCGAGTCGTGGCTTCAGGACGTCGACAGTCAATGGCCGAGGGGCTCTCGTAATGACATCGTAAATCTGAACACGGGAAAAGTCCAGCGGACATACGGGGCATACGCTTCAGGGTATCGTGGAGGAGACAAATACTTTCCATGGTACACGGGAAACCTTCACGACTCTTTGGCGACAGTCGTTACCGATGGCAACCGAGTGGTCGGGATACGCCAAATGCAGCCCGGTGCTACAGTAGCTCAATATGATGAAACGAGCGGGATTATTGACGGAACGGAGTGGGGTTTGCTTGTTGCGAATCGCGCTGCGCATGTTTTACTTGGAGGAGTTCAGGCGAAACTCGTCATAGGTGTCCCTTATGCTCAGAAGGTGGATGAAATGCCGGAGCATGCCGGATATGTCCACGAGCTCGAAGTTGATTTCGCTAGTACGATGGAAAACGCATTGAATTATGAGTTTGGACGCACGAAAAACTTGATTATACGATGATTAACCCTTCAGACATACAACCCGACGTTGAGTTGCGCGACGTTCTTAAAGGTCAAGTCCGTGTTGGCTTGGCTGGGGGAGGTTCTCAGATTATCCCCGTTTACGGAGACTGGGAACGCCCCACGAATGAGGCTCCGTCTGACTTCATAGCGATTTATATGAACGGCAGTGTGGAAGGTCTCTCTCGAGAGAATGGTTTTGCTCGGGGGCATCTTATCGTAGCTCTTCATTCCAAGATGAATGATGACGGGACTGTCAAGAAAGCCCGTGTAAAAAAACTCCTGAAACAGTTTGAGGACCTTGTGATTAACAACGCGACCGAGAACTATTTCTTTGAATACGAAATTCCCCAGTACATAACTCCCACTATACCGGATAGGACTACAGGCTATTCCGTGACAAGATTAAACCTTAAATGGCATACAACAAACAATTTTAATTCAGAATAATTATGGCTGTTCCAAAACTTGAAGCCGCTTCCAAGCTTTTTGCTGGACAGGGCGACCTCGTAATTTTTGACGAGATTCTCGATTACACCGGAAAGTCTCTCGCAAATCTGACCGTTACCAGCGGAGCTTCTGGCTCTTGCGGCCAGATCGTGCAGGACTCTACTAACTGGGAAGGAGAGGACGTGAACACCGAACAGATCCTGGACGAGCAGGGAAACCTTATCACCGCTCGCGTGACCGCCGGTACTCTCGGATTCTCTTTCGACATCGCATCCACCTCTCTCGGTATGGTCAAGAGATTCCTTGCCGGCGAGGATATTGAGGGCTCTGCTCTCGCTAGCCTCTTCGACGGCACCGTATCTGCAGTTGGTTTCGGTACCAAGCTGCCTGTGATGACACGTCCTATCGCTGTCGTGAACGATGAGCTGAACCGAGCATGGATCTACCCTAAGGCGAAGATCACCTCGAACCTGGCTTACTCTGACGGACTTTACCGTATCCATGCTGTTGTCCTGGCGGAGAATCTGGACGTCCGCGATCCAGAGGATTCTACCAAGCAGCTGCTTGCTACCGGCATGATCGTGGAGAAGGTCGCATAATCAGTCTTAAACCTTATAGAACGGGGCGGGCGTACTGCCCGCCTCTTTTAATTTTGCTTATATGGATAACGTTGCAAGCGCGAAATTCCTAGAAGGAGCATATGAAACTTTGGTGGGGGCTCCATGTGTTGTTATGGTTGGACGGCACAAGTATAAGGTCCGCCAGGTTGCTCAGGCCGTAAAGGAGCGAATCATACTTCTGGAACAAGAGGCTCATGTCCTGGAAGAGAGGGGAAAGCAGGGCCTACCCCTGAAGGAAGCCAAGAGAATCACGAAAAAGCTCTACTCGCTGCATTCAAAGAAAGCGGCATATTATCTCCTGGGGAACTGGGCGATATTCCTGAAGCCTCTATGGTGGATGCAGTGGAATATACTTCAACTCAGAGGCAATGAGACGACATTTAAGATAAACGAAGCGGGAGTCGTCAACGCCGACCTGGGTTTTTCCAAAGCCAACTGGGATATCTCAAGGCAGGAACGCGTGCTTTATATGAGACCGGTTGGCGAAGTCGCCAGGCAGCAGCTAGAGCGGCTGGAAAGCGTAATCAATATGTTGGAGAAGGACGCTTTGGGGATAAAGGAGGGCGACAAGTAGGCTCGGCGTTTGACTTTACAACACATAATGAACGGATAAAACAAGTCTACGGGAATTATTGTTTCTGGGCGTGGTTTAGATACTGGTATCTGGACTCAGTGAATCTGGTTACAGCGATCCTTCTCGACAAGGGGTACTTCGACTATGATTTTGTGAAAGAAAACAAACAGCTCCTATGGGAGGATACCGTGAAATCACATGAAGAGATTATGAAGACGCTGTCGATGTTCGGCATCGGAACGAAGGCTAAGGAGGAAAAACCGGATACGATGGAAGATATCCAAAGTTATATAAGAAAACAAATGGAGGACAAATAATATGGCAGTAGATATACCTGTAATTGTTGATATAGAAAAGTCTTTTGAAGATGCGGCTAAAAGAGTGAAAACCGCCATAAAGCCGCTTCAGGAAGTCATAGAGTCTGCTCCGGCGTCTCTTTTTATCGACGTAAAAATCGGGAATTCGAAGAAAGTCCTGGTGGAGCTTTTCGACGATGCGAGAACATCGGTATCCTCATTCGAAAGCGCTCTTGCTCAGGTTAGTGCCAAGATCGAGAAGTTGGCTGCGAAGGGAGGCTTTAATCTCAGGGCTTCCGGCCAGCTAACGAAAGAAGAAAAGAACCTTCTTGAGGCCGCTGGTCTACTCGAGACGAAGCTGAAGGGTGTCGGTAACGCGTCTTCGGCTATGAGCCGTGTTTTCTCTCTAAACATGAAAAAGGCTGAGGAGGATATTTCGAATTACATGCATCAGCTCGATGCTTTGCAGAGAAAACAGAATCTATCCGCCAGGGTGTCGTCTTCTGGCGGTCTGACAAAGCCTTATCAAGCGCAGATAGATGCTGTGAATGTCAAGTTGCAGGAAACCAGGAGGTTCCTGGGATATTGTTCCTTGGAATTGGAAAAGGTCTCTAGCTCCGGCGTTAAGGCGACGGCTGCAATGGGCGGCATGAAGACGAAGGCCCAGGAGATGGCTGAGGCGTGGAGACGTGGTGAAAGTTATCTTGCGCGATACAATGCTGGTCTTGAAAGCGCGTCGTTCAGGATGGGTACCCTTGTAAAAAACGCACTTTCACTTATGGCTATACATGCTGCATCCAGCTTTATCCGGAATGTGCGAGAGGTGACTTCGGAGTTCGAGATGCAAAGAGTCGCCCTCGGGGGTATTATCCAGGATACGGAGCGGGCGGAGAAGCTGTTCAAACAGCTCAAGGCTGCAGCTATTCAGTCTCCTTTCCAGATAAAGGATTTGGTTACATTCACGAAGCAGCTGTCTGCGTATCGAATCGAGACGGAGAATCTTTTTGACGTAACGATGAAGCTGGCTGACGTGTCAGCCGGTCTCGGCGTTGACATGAATCGTCTCGTATTGGCCTACGGTCAGGTTAGGGCAGCATCTGTTCTTCGTGGTCAGGAGCTTCGTCAGTTTACTGAAGCAGGTATTCCGTTGGTAGAGGAATTGGCTCGTAAGTTCCGTGAACTCGGCAGGGAAGGAACGACAACAGCGGATGTGTTCGAGCTGATTTCGCAGAGGGCCGTACCGTTCAAGATGATTGAAGATATCTTCAACGACATGACAAAGGCGGGAGGAATCTTCTATAAGATGCAGGAGAAACAGTCTGAAACGCTGAAGGGTCAGTGGATGAAACTTCGGGATGCGTTGTCTATTATGTACGACGAGATAGGCAACACCAGCGCCGTCCATGGTGCTATGGAGGTAATGCTTCGGAGCGCCAAGGAGCTGTTGGAAAACTGGCGTGAAGTTGGGAAGACGCTCGGTGTAGTCATCACCTCTTTAGCTGCTTACAAGGTCGCGATAATCAATCTGCGAATATCTCAGAATGCGTTGACAGCCGCCGAGGCTGCTCAGATTTCCGCGTTGGAGCTAAACACGATTGGACGTTCCAGGCTTATTGCCGTAATGTTGGGAGAAGAGAAAGCTATGAAGCTCCAGGTTTTTCTCTCAAACCTCTATGTAGCTGCGAAAAGGAGAGAGACTATGGCGACAAACATTTTCACGAAAGCGCTATGGAAGATGAATGCCGCTTTACTGAAAAACCCATACGCGGCAGCCGCTGCGGTGATAATCGTCCTGGTTGCAGCGATCTATAAATTGGTGAAAAGAACAAAAGAGGCTAAGGCTACAGTCGAAAGTCTACAAAAGACTATTGCGGCTTATGATAAGACGAAGGAAAGCGTTAAAGATATTCAGGATCTGTGTCAGGCCTATACCGAGCTGAGCGCAAAGCTTGAGAGGACGAAAGACGAGGAAGATAAACTCGCCAGGGTGACTAAAGAATTAGCAAAAGCATATCCAGGAGCTATTTCCGGGATAAACAAGGAGACTGAAGCTTTGAAAATCAATACAAAAGCGATCCAAGAGGAGAATGCCGCGAAGAGGGAGGCTATGGGGCTCGCGCTCGAAAAGCAGAAAACTGACATTGAATCAGAGCTGAAACCACTCCAGGATGAGTACGATTATATAATGGAGACCCTGACTCGGGGAACGGTTCGCAAAGGTGCGTATGGAGGTGTCTGGGAGGAGGTGTTGACTGAGGACCAGAAAGCCCGGTTGGGGGATCGTCTGCTATATCTGCAGGAAAGGATGGCAGGCTTTAAGGAGCAGATAGACGCAGCGACTAAAAGCTTGGAGGATTTTACTGGCGTTACGGCAGGACCTCCCCTTCCAGATTTTTTCAACGAAAAGTGGAAACTTCGCCTGGCTTCCTATAAAACAATGTTATCCGGAGCCGTAGCCGCGACTCGCGCTTTTGAGAACACTGAATTGGAACAATTCAAAACAGCGCAAGAAGCGGCGGAAAAAACTGCGGAGAAATACAATAAGCTGGCAGCCGAAATCCAGTTTTATTCTAACGCGCTGAAGACCGCCAAAGGTCAGGATGCGGAGTATTTTGCGAAACAGAAAGCAAATGCGGAAGCTATGCTGAGCTTGTACGGTCTTATTCTTACGGATTTTAATGCCTGGGATATGCTCAAGAAGAATGGTAGCGGAGGTGACAAGCTGTCTGGATTAAAGAATAGTATTTCAGACATAACCAACGCTTACAAGAAGTATCTTGAGCTCTTGAAGTATATGAGCAAGGAGGACGCGTTGAAGAATATCGACACTCTGTTCCCGTCGCTTGCGGGCTGGGAGCCGACATATGAGAACATGCTCGAAAGGTTGGAGAATCTTATAACGGCTTATAGGGGAAACGCTGATGCTACAAGGCTTATAGAGCAGGCTATAGCAAACGTAAAATTTGATAAGCTCCGGGACGACATCAAGGACGAGCTTTCAAGGCTCTCGAACGAGATAAAGCATTCCAAGGAGGCTAAGTCTTTCTACGACAACCTGCTTGACATGACCGGAAACGAAGACCTCGCAAGGAAGTGGACGGAGAAGATTTACGGCACCGTTGGGGAAGAGGCTGAAAACCGCCAGAAAGAACTATTGAGCAAGCTGTTTACGTTTGATAGCTCTCGCGTGGATGTTAGCGGTGAACTGCAGGGCGTTATCGCCAAGGCTATCTCCGAAAAGGATGTCGTCACCTTGAGGAAGTATCTTGGGGACATTGTTGATGCGAACAAGTCTGCTGCCGAGAGTATTGTTGCTGAATGGGAGAGGGACGAGGGCGCGTTTATTCAAAATTGGGAGAAAACATACGCAAAGGCTAAGACCTTCCAAGAGAGAATAGACGATATAAACAGGAAGCGCAAAGTAGCCAAGGATGAGGCGGAAGGGAAAGGTATAAGCACTTCTGGCCTCGCAGCCATGGACGCATACTATAATAAAGAAGTGGCTAAGGTTACGTTAGAGGTATTGAAGAGTGCTCCCGAATGGAAAGCTGCTTTCGAGGATATGGGGTCCGTAGGCGAGGCTACGCTCCGAAAACTTATCGTCCATTTGACTACGTTCAAGAACCTCTTCGCAGATGCTCTTTCACCGGAAGATTTAAAAGCCATAACCGAGGCTATCACACGTTCTGAAGAGGGTTTGGCAAAAAAGAATCCTTTCTTGACGATGTCTGAGGGCTTTTCGGAGTATGTGGATGCCCGAATGAAGCTTGCGAACATCGACAAGGAGTCAGATCCAGTTTTGTGGGCAAAATATAAGGACAAGGAGGCGGAAGCAATAAAGAAGATGCAGGATTCCGTGCAGGGGCTTTCGAACGTATATTCATCTTTCAGCGGTATCCTTTCTAACGTCAAGCAACTCCTCGACGTGGATGAGACCTCAGAGTTCGGTGCCGCTCTCGATGGCGTGGCTAGCAGTCTGGAGATGGTTGGTGTTGCACTCGTGGCAATTAATGCTATCCTAACTCTCATGGAAACCAATCCGATAGTCCTGGCGATTTCTGCCGTTGTCGCTGCTGGTGCTGCTATCGCAAAGGCACTCTCTGGCATCAAGAGCGC